ATCTGCACTCTGGGTGAAGGACTTAATCTCTTCATACCATTCTGCGAGTAGGGCATCCAACACCCCTTGCTCTTCTTCAAATAACTTGCTCACTTGTACCTCCTGTACATAAATAGATTGATTGATTGATTGATGGGAAGTCCCCCCACTCCCCCGCTTCATGAAAGATAATCCTGCTCAAAGGCAGTGGCTTTGGCACTGATCCACCCCTCCAATGTACGATACGCAGGGTCGGTCATCCCATTCTGGTGAAAGGCTGCTACCCTCAATAGGCAAGAGTCGCACACTCCACAAGGGGCCTTATCCGAACTGTAGCAACTACGGGTAAGGCTCCATGGTACCTCCAGGCGCGTGCCGAGAGCAACGATCTCCTTCTTGGCCATGTCTATGAGGGGATAGACGATATCTATTGGCTCCTCAAGGGCCAAGCCAAGAGTAATAGCGGCACTCTCTAAGAACCCCCTCCTGCAGTCCGGGTAGTCCACGTCTATCTGGTTCCACCCTCCTACAATGAGACCAGCATCGCAGGTATAGGCAATAGGTAGGACCATAGCGAGCTGTATGAGGTTTCTCCCAGGGACAAAGGTAGAGGGTTTACCATGACTATCCTTTCGTCCAGGGGACAGGTCCGCATTCTCCCATTGTAAAAGACTGTACTGCTTCATGGGTAGGATGATGTGGTGCAAAGGAATAGGATATCCTGCCTTATCGCTGGCACGGACATTAACTTGCCCAGCAGCAGCGAATTCCCATTCACTGCCTAACTGACCATAGGTGAAGTGGACAGTGGCTGCCACCCTTATATGCTTCTGCTTGATTGCCCAATATAGGGCTGTCGTGGAGTCCATTCCCCCACTGAGTAAAACTACGGCGTCATTCATCTACTATCTCCTTTCCAAGGAAATTGTACCTCTTGTCCTGAAAAGCCAGGACCCATCCCATATCTAATAAGCCTACTGCATGCCATACGGAGTCGTCGCTTGCTTGGATACCATGGTATATAAGATAGTCTGCAGGAGCCCCCCTAGCTACCTTGGCAACTTCTACGGCTTTTTGACTGGGTACTAGCCTTGCCTTATGAAGTACCTTAAACCCGTGAAGGAGCACACTCAGTAGCTCTTCCGTAGTGACCTTACCATCTAGGTAAACATTGTACAGTCTGCCACTATGGATGAAGTTATGACATCTATAGCAAAGGGCCACGGTCTCCCTGTACCTGAGTATCTTCTCCTCCCACATATAATCATAGCACTCATGGGCCTCTAGCCATTGATGGATAGGCGCCTCAGCAGCAGAGATTCCACAGGCAAAGCAATGATAGTTATTCCTTTCATAGACAACTCGTCGGTGGGCGTCCCACCATTCCCGCCCCATAATCCTCCTGGGGTTCACCCCCGCTAGGTACTTGGGGATGCTAGGGTGCTGTAGTAGGTCTGGACGCGTGAACTTGGGTTTTATTCCATTAAAGTCAACCTTTATGAATGGCATCTATCCCCCCTCTTTGTCTCTGTTTTCGGACTTCTCTACACTGAACCCCTCAGGATAGCGATGGGATAACTTGGCCAGGTTCATTTTGGCTACGTCCTCCAGTGTATAGCCCAGGGTATCTGCGGCTAGGGCTAGGTACCAAAGGATATCCCCCAGCTCACCAGCAAGCTTCTCTCCAGATACTGGATGCCTGTGGAAGATCATCTTCTTGACCAGGTTCTGAAACTCCCCAGACTCCCCTCCCAAGCCCAAAGACCAATTCAATAGAGCCAGATTGTAGCTCCCTCCTGGACTGGCTGTCCTATTGGCCGTAGTCTTGGCCATTTCCTGATACTCGTTCAGCCTCATACTTCCGTCCTTTCTATTTGATAATCCATACATTAGATATTATATCAGATGGTATATCTAGTTGAGCATCGTGGGCCTTTTGGAGGTTTATCCCATGGGCCCTTACCATCTTACCGTCTATCCTCATCACCTTAGGACCAGTGATAAAGACGATCATCTCATTTAGTTGACTAACCATAGCAGCCTTGGATAAGGCAGGCGTCCCCATACGGGCCGCGTGGGTAGCATAGGCATGATACGCGGGGGTTACATGAAACCAGAGGACCCCGTCAGTAACGATATAAGCAAAGTTAGTTTGTCTATTGGCCGCCACGTTAACCACGAATTCTACAAAGTCATCTGCAGCGACTGGTGCCCTTCCACGGTCAATGATATATACATTCTCAAGGGCGTGCCTCATTACCTCTATATCGGGCATATCCATACCCATAAAATCCGTAATAGTCATTATTCCCATCCAAACCACTGCCAAGTTGCGCCTGATCCTATCCGGCATTGGGTAGGGGAAGGCTCTATCTATCTGTCCCTGAGAGGATTCCAACCGCCCTAGCACAGCCCCCTGAAGGGTGTGTAGAATGTAGGGATAGGCGAATGCTTCCAGGTTAACCTTGGATATCTTCTGATAGGCTATCCAAGCAGGGTTGTCCTTTAATATGGTATCCTTGGCTAGGTGGACAGATATTATCCTCTCCAAGGCTGCAGGGTCTTGTAGCTTATCCTCTCCATCCAAGGAGAAGGGAGCTAGCAATGGATACTCGGTAATGGTTTGATCTGGCCTGCCCCGGGCATCTACTCCAGAGTCATAGCTGAGGAGAACATACCTTAAAAAGTCTTTAGTCATATTAGCCCTAAACTCGCTGAAGGCTAGTGGGGCCGCATTGGTCGAACCCAAAAGGGTAAGGAGTACGAACCTAGTAGTATTGGCCTCATATCCTCTAGGCTTAACATATCCCATCATCCGTAGGAAGACCCTCAATATCAGGGTAGTCTTGCCGCTCCCTTTAGTACCAGAGACGCTGAGAATGGGAAAGCGCCACCCTGCCTCTTCTATTGCAGGCTTCATAGGGGCACTTGCGTACCATCCTATCATCGGCCAAATACGGTCAGAGTCATGTAAGAGGGGCAGGTTCTTGGCTATGACCCCTGCCTCCTTCTTTCCATATCCCAATTTCCGGACGGTAATGGATGGCAGGTTCTTGGTTCTAGGTACATAGACTAAGGGAGAACCCTTGTCCTCTGCCCAGATAGACCCGTCACTGGCCATCACGGTCTTGTCCGTCACGAAATATATCCTGTCATCGTCTACGAGCTCGTGACGACCCATCGTATGGGTGGACTTGGCCAGGGGTATGCCCTTTTCCTGTAGTTGCTTGATTAGGTGGGCGGCTAGTATCCCTACATGAGAATCCCGTCCTAGCCAGTTCCAGGCAGCCCTATTCAGTCTGGGGCGTAGCCGGTTGAGGCTAGAGAGTTCAGACTTCTTAAAGATCTCATCCTTCCATACGTGGGTAGTGCCCTGAGCCCGTACATTACATACGTAGGCATCCTCATCCCCTTCTAGTAATAGCAAAGGTTCCAAGGTAAAGGTACTGACCTGAGCTGCTCCCTTACCCACTGCCATCCAATAGCTATTATCCTTTTCTACTACAGGAGTAGTCTGGGCTACTTGGGTTACCAAGATTGGCTGACTTAAAAGTGACTCCTTGGCAGCTTCGATGGTCTTGTTGAGGTATCTGTCCCCTCCGGTCTCGTACTTGTCTCCACACTCGTGGCAGGAGAAGATACGTCTTATGCCATGCTCCGATACTCCTGCAGATACGAGGGCAGTGATTATAGCCCAGTCTCTTTCCGACCTGGAAGGGTATCCCCGTCTATCTCCTGTCTGTATCTTCCTGGCTATCTTATCTTCTATGGTCAGGGAAGCTTTTATATCTTCCACTGAGTAACTGTTCCGTATATCTATCTTATCACAAATGACTTTTATGAAGTCATCAGGGTCTTTACAATTGTAGGTGCCGGGCACTCGCATTATCCTGTCGATGTTATGGCAGCTATCTCCACTGATCGACTGAGCTAGCCCCGCATTGAGCGTTTCTATGGCCTTGCGGTCGGTCTGGAATTCTAATAGTCTCCAGTAAAGATGGTAACCATGGCCAGATCGTACGATGGCCGTGGGTGGAAGGGTAGGAGGGATAAGGTCCATACTATCTACATCTACCCAAAGAACTTGCGTTCCCAAGCAATTGGCCTTACCTGAGACCCCCGACTGGGCTCTCAAGGCAGGACCAAAGAAGACGTCCAGCTCCTCTGGGGCCTTCAGAGCGTGCCGTTGATTCACCGTTATCCATCGTCTGTGGACCTTGCCAACTCCTCCAATAGATAACTCTATGTATTTGGTGTTACTGAGTCCTTCAAAGCATAGGTCTAATATGTCCACGACTTCTCCAATGATAAGGGGGAGGGGCAGCGTTACCCACCCCTCCCAATGCGCCAGGCGGTTTATGCGTAGAGCTTGTCTGGGTCAATCCAGGCGGAGATGCGATTCCTGGTCTGGCCATCACCGCCGTCCTCAATCTTGTAAACGTTCTGGGTGAGGCGAACAGTGCATGCAGCCCCGATCATATCCTCCACGTCCAATTCCCCGCCAGGGATCTGGAGGGCCTTGAAGGCTTGCTTGGTGATGCCAAGGCCACGGCCAGCCAGCATGAGGTTGGTGAAGACGGAACGTCCCTCATACTCTCCAGCGACGACCTCCAGCTTGATGCCCAGCATCGGTTCGCCCTTGGTCTTGCTCTGCTTGATCTGGACCTCTTTGATCTCGACCTCATACAGGTCCACTGGCAACGGCTCAAAGTCCTCTACATTGGTAAAATCTACAACAAACGTCGGCATTCTAAAAGTCTCCTTTATAGTACAATAGTTAGGTTAATTTGGTGGGCATGCTATACCCGACTACTTAGCAGTCAATACCTCCCATATCTTTGTTACTGTGGGGGCCGGAATAGAGTCTGGCGGTGTTATCGCTCCCTGCCACTTGGCCATGAAATTCCTGCCGCCCTTGGTGAGTAAGACGTTATATGGAACGTTCTTGGCCTTGGCATCCCTGGGCATTCCCATGTCTTGACGTTGTTTAGCCGTTAGGGTATCAGCCACTACCAGTCGTCCCAATATCTCGGCGTGTGATGGGACCTCAAGGGCGCTCTGGCCCCAAAGAAATGGGCAGAAGAGAGTGGTATCCATGTCCCTGATCTGATCGCGCCGAGTCAATGCCGTCATGATAACGTTGACGTCTAACCTGAAGTACAGATCGGTCAAGTTAGCCATCATACGCAATACGCTGCCCCAGTGCTGTATCTCCGTGGGCTTGGGGATATCCCCAGGGCGCACACTCTTTTGTCCCGTGGCCTGTGCGATGGCCATGCGTTGTACGTGGGTGATAGAGTCTACGACCACCGTCTGAAACTTGTCGAACCCCCACCTGTCCAGGTAGTCCGCGCACATCTGGGCAAATTCAGCCATCGCTCCCACCACGGGCACTGGTACTCTCCCTGTTGGGATGCCCTTGGACTCCTTGCTGAGGTATAGCCCACGCTGCTGGCCATCTGCAAACCATTGATAGGGAATATTGAAGTCCTTGAAGGACTCAAGCTCCACTACAAGGGGAGGGGGCTCAAGCCCTGCTAACGACACGGGCTGCCCTCTGGCGTTGAGTACCAAGATTGGACGGGTAAGTGGATGGTGCATAGCCGTCCCTGCAAGGGTGGTCTTACCAGAGCCAGAGTCTCCATAAAAGAGGGCCTTGATCAGTTTAGTTCTCTCCAAAACGATTGCTTTCATTCTCCTGCATCCTCCTTCTCCCAGTAACCCCTGGAAGCATACTCTGCATCTAATAAAGCTTGATAGGGCATTCCCATACTCATAAGGTCGCACGGCTCCTTGAAGGAGCACCAAGAGCAATGCATGCCACTCAAGGGATATATAGGAATGCTAGGGTCAGTCATTTGCGTTCCCTCATGGGTCAAGGCTATCAAACACTCCTCAATCTGCTGAGGGTTCCGAGTGATAGCCTGCTCCTTGAAGAACTCATTACCCTTCTCTTGGAGCATGGCCTTGACGTCGTTATTAAGGGCGACTACCTCTTCTGCACCTACCCCGTGGGCCTTTGCCCAAGCAGCCACCCAATACTCGAACCACTCCCAGGAGGTCTTCTGCCTCTTGGCCCTAGAGAACCGGCCAAGTGTCTGGAGGGGGACAGGGTCACTGGGTATCTTTTTTCGTAGAATCCGATAAAGTACCCCAGTTATAGGAGTTTCATAGACCTTTGAAGCTGCCCAGATGTACGCAGTAGGCTGCATGCCACGGAAAACCCCAGACATACGGTCTATGGACTTGGCAGTCTTGAACTCCAGTACATAGTGCCTATCGTTGTAGAGGTTCCTTACTACCCCGTCAAATCGCCCAGCATAGTTAAGCTCTGGAGAGGGCCGTCCATCCACTGGGGACGATAAGGAGGGTATAGGCATCTTGAATGCCATTTCTGTACCCAATAGAGTATACCGAAAGTCCCTTCCTGGGGACCATAGGGAATAGTGCTTGAGCATACAGAGTCCCAATTCCCTTACCCCTGCCAGTAGTTCTATCTCTTGGGGCCATAAGGGTCCGGTATATTTGATAATGCGCTTCTCTCGTAGCTTGAGCCATGTATCAAACCGCTTCCTGGCAGCCAAGAAGTCGAATACCATAGGAAGACCAGTACCAACGCTCGTTCGATAACCATGGTCCAATGCCTCATGAACCCCCAACCCCAATAGTAGGGGCTCTGGAGGGAATGAGGGCTGGCGTCCCTGGCGTAGTAGACTACTAAAGTCCCACTTGCGCCTACACGTACAAAACGCCGTCAAGTCAGTAATGTGCACCTCTGGTATGGTAGGGTCTATCTCTAGTTGGCCTGCCCTAGCTACCTGTTGTAAGTCCATGTAACCTCCTCAATTCTTTACGTGCTTCCCTGACGATGTAGATAAGCGTGGTCCCCTGTCCAGGCATAGGAGTCAGGTCACTGCCCTCAAGTTGCTTGGCATTGTAGGTAGCCCTTATCTGATCGAATGCCTCTTGGTAGATATCGTGCCTGGTCTTGGTCTGGTCGGCATCTGCAAGGGCAGCAGAGCCTGGCCCATAAGGGAGTATGTCCAGGTTGTGGAAGGCATATCCCCGCCTAATCTCGATAGGCTTGTCCCTGATGGTTAATATGGCAGTCGCCCAGTTCCTCAACTTATCTCCAATGCCTGTCCAATATAACCACCTAGGGAAGCACAGCGCCCATTTCTGGAGTGTGCGTCCTATCTTCTTGACGAACTCTGGAGACTCCACCCGTGTATAAATGGCATGGGGCACTCCATAGTACCACCCATAGTCGTTCAGGGCGTGTAGGACCATCTCCCTGATATATTTGTACCTGGGATGACCTCTATTGAGGTCCAGTACCCAATCATCCCTATCGTTGAGCCTCTCTGGAGGGCAAAAGCGGCCCTCAATAGAGGCCATACCCGGCCTGGGGCATTCTTCACTGGTGGCATAGGCGATGGTATGAAACCCATCCTCTATCGGTTCCCCACAAACGGTTGTACATGCTTTAGTCATAGAACTGATCATCCTCATCTTCCTCATCCCATTCCCATGAGACTGTTCCCTTTTTGCCCATAAGATATAGAATGAGTATAAAGGCCACGACGGCCAAGGTTGCCCATAAGAGGGAGGTGTAGGAGGGCTGAGTCGGTGCACTGATCAACCCCCCTATTCCCCCAATGGAATTTACGCAGATGGTTGCAAAGAGCACTATTCCGTCCTCCCAGATAGTTCCAGGAACTCCATCCTGGCTACTGGATTGGCTAAGAATATCCCCCTCATAACGGACGTAATCATAGGGCCACTGTTCCTGACCCCCCTACTCTCCATACAAGTATGCCTACCTACTGCATAGACGGCCACGTCTGGAGAGCCTGTCAGTGCTTGAATCTCGTCAGCCACTCCCTCTACAAACCGCTCCTGTATCTGGAGTCTATGGGCGTGCTTATAGCATACCCTGGCGAACTTGGACGCTCCCAAGAACTTTCCACGGGCCAGATACCCTATGACTATGTTCATACAGAACGGGAGTAGGTGGTGCTCACACATCGACCACACATCGTTAACCCTTAGGATGGTAAGCTGGTTGACAGACTCAGTAGAGAAGCTAGTCTCTATCGTACCAGGGTCGTAGTTGATGAACCCCTCCCAGAGCTTGGCTACCCTCATAGGGGTATCCTTGAGTCCTTCCCTGGCGACGTCATCGCCCAGGGCCATAATGAGATCGCGAATGAGCTTGGCTATCTTGCATCTATCCAACCCTGCTCCTTGGTCTGGCTTATCATGAAACTGGAATCCATTCATTATTGTACTCCTACGTACTTGTGAACTTGGACAGAGAACCTGAACCCGTATTTCATAGATGCTTCATAGGCTATACGAGTGGCCTGGTTGCCTTGGGATATAGGCTGTACGGCGACTACTGCAGGCGGCAGGCCAAATGGCTCTATCCACTTCCGTAGTGCGTCGACATCCCCTTCCTCCCTCACCAGCCACTTGATCTCGTTGGCTCTATAGACGTTGGCCTTGAACACGGGAGCAGGCAGCTTGGGGGACAGGGTTATCCAGTCTATGTCCCAGGGGACAGGCTGAGTGCCATTAGTCTCCAAATGTATAGCCCAGTCGCCCTTGAGGAGTAGCGCTTCCACTAGCGTGTCCAGGGGTTGTAGAGTTGGTTCCCCTCCAGTGAAGACGATAAGGTCATGAGGATGAGCCAGCAATACTATCGCCTTCACCAGTTTTTCTAGGGGGAGGATACTTCCCCCGTTTGCAGGGATGGCGTCCTTGGTATCGCAAAAGGGGCAGTCGAGATTACATCCCTGGAACCGGACAAAGAGGGCCGGCCAGCCGGTGAAGGCTCCTTCCCCTTGGATGGACCTGAATATCTGATTGATCTTATATTCTGGCGACAACGCTGCCTCCTCCTAACCCTTCCCATACGTGGACGGCAGTTGCCAATGGGATACGCTCCAGCAACCACTGGGCGGTATGCTCTGCGGTAGGGTTCTCCATGAAGTCATTCAGGTACCGATGGTCCAACTGGTCAAGGACGTCCTTAACATGGCCAAAGTCGATGACCATACCATCCTCTCGGACCAGCCCCTTGAGCATCACCCGTACCCGATAGGAGTGCCCATGAAGCCGCTCGCACTTACCCGTATGTCCAGGCAGTCGATGCGCGGCTTCAAAGGAATGGTTCACCTGGATCTCCATATAGGGATGCCGCGCTGCTATTGCCCTGCACTCGGCTCGAACAGCCTCTTCTGCCCTATGCCCGGTTGTAATCAGCTCTTCCAGGCTGGCCTGGCATGGCCGTGGACCCAGCAGGGCAAGGGGTTCCCCCATCATCGGCATCATCTGCTGCCCAAGCTCCTTCTTCTCCTCATCAGTGAGCTCAGAAATGGGCTTACCCGTGGATAGCCTTTTAGCCATCTGCATTTCTCCTTCCAGTTAACTCTTCCACCATAGACCGGACTAGTTCCATCGTATTCCAAGCCTTTTGAAAGCTCTTGAGTACCAAGTCGTTGGTGGTCTTCTGAATATATAAGTAAATCGCCTCTACTGGATGGTCAGTAGTAAGGCGGTGTATCCGTTGTCGTACCTGGTCCATAAGGATGGGGCTGTATACCTGGTCGAACAGGACTATGGTATGAGCCTTACCCAGGTTCAATCCCGTCCCAATAGTATGAATGGTGCCCACCAGGAACTGCTGCTCCCCCGCTTCCCACGCACTCTGTAGTTCCTGGCGTGTGCGGACAGAGACGTCCCCAGTTATAGCACGAGTCCTCAAGAGTGTAGCGATATACTTGGCAGTTGGCTTATACTTGGTAGCAATAACTGCAGGGTACTTATACCCCTCTTTCCATTCCATGAGCCACTTCAGCTTTGCCCCCTTAACCGTGCCGTCTAACGTCCAAGGATGAGAAAGGCATTGCTCCAGTCGAGTAAGACGGGCCAGAACATTCACCATCAGGACACGCTTATTTTCACCTGATGACGAATCTATGATGTGGGCCTCAGCCTCTGCCTTCTTGAGCTTCTTATAGATGACCTCTTGCCTGCCCTCCAACTCCAGTGGAAGGTATGTATCCACGAGTGGCGGTATCTGCGGGGCTACGACCTTCTTGGTCCTGCGAATGGAGTAGTTAGCCATTACCCTGGCCAGGAGGTCTAGGTTCTTGCCGCCCTTAACTTTGCGGTATCTACCATAGTCGCCCTGCTCCATAGTATAGTCTACAAACATCTCATAGAACTTCCAATAGGAGCGCCAGTTATTCCTGCTTGGGGCCATCCACTCTAGCTGGGACCACCAATCGGCTGGGTTCTTACTGAAGGGAGTAGCCGTTGCCCCAATTCGGATTGCCCCTTCAGGAGTAACCTTCTTGACGGCTATAGCTCGCTTGGTCTTCCTGTTCTTGATAAAGTGGCACTCGTCTACAACCACTACATCCCAAGGGAGCTTACTGAACTCTTCCACTTGAATGCGAATTCCTGCATAGTGGACGATGGTCCATTTGGGGATGAGGTGCCGACTGTTCAAGGATGTAAGACGCATCTCGAATTCCAACCGCTTGCCGTCAGCATCGTACTTGAACCGGCCACCTACTCCAGCAGTTAGTACCTTCTCCTCCTGCCCAAGCACTGCCTTGATCTCTTTCTTCCACCAGGCTTTAAGACTGTTAGGGCAAATGATAAGGATATGCCGCCCCATTTCACTGGCAGCCAGGATGGCCTGGTAGGTCTTACCCAGACCAGGCTCATCTAGTAAGAATCCACCTTTATGCTCTTGTAAGAACTTGACTCCGTCTTCTTGGTATGGATAGGGTGTCCTATTCATGATTCCGACTCCAAGGGCCATACCTTCTTGCCCTTCCAGTTAAGGAGCGACTCATATACCCCAGGAAACGCAATACGTAAACGCTCCAAGTTCTTGTTATCAGCCTCTCTCATAGCAGCTGCCACGATACCATAGAAGTCGTATCCATTGGCAGCTATCTCTAAGGACTGGACATATTCACGTTTAGATAGTCTTGTCTTAGACATTGTAGGTCCATTCTACCACGCCATCGAAGTCAAGTTCCTGTACAGTCTCTAGGTGGGTCAAAAGGTGACGATAGGCATCGAGAATATGCTTGCGTGCCCCTCCTTGTCCCTTGAGTCCTGGATGGGATAGAAACCTCTTCAATACAGGGTATTGCTTTATACGGGAGTTCGGCCATCTGCCCTTGGCTTGGGCGGCCATTTGGTAGTACATAAAGGTAGCAGACTTGAAGGCGAACCATTCTATACGACCTATTACCTTGGCCGTGTAGACTTGACTACCTACATGCTGCTGGGCCTTGTGAGGATAGACTCTATAGTCTTCAATAACGATGGCGTCCAGCCTCTCAAAGAGGTTATTCTCTACTAGGGCAGCCAGCTCTTCCATACCCGTCCATATACCCCAATCAGTGATGCAAAGGGAGTCACGACCGGCCATGGCTGGTCTTATATTCCCAATTACGAATGCACTTGTTTCTCCTGGGTCAATTGATAAGATTCTCATAATAGTCCTTTCTGGACATGATAACGAAAAAAGACGAGTAGTCTGGAGCGATCAAGCCATAACCACCCCAACCCAACCAGTACCTCTTCTAATACTGGCAGACTACTCGTCTACATATTCTAGTGGGATACTAAAGTCTTTACGGATAGAGGGATCCCCCTTCTGGTGAGGTACAATCCTTTGGGGCTTAATCTTGGCACCTATAGACCGGCGCAACTGCCTACGACGGGCGGCAAAGGAGACCAAGTCAGAATGCTTAACATGCTTGACCCCGTCTAGGATATAGGCAGGTAATTTGCCCTTGTTGATGTATCCATAGACCATAGGGGCAGCCGTACCAAGTATCCTAGACACCTCTTGGATGGTATAGATATCTGCCGAGGGTATTTGGACTACCCATAGGCTGTCCCCTTTAACCAGCGCCGCTACTGCCATGGTCATAAGTATATTATCCCCTAAAAGTAAATTAAAACCGACTACCTTTAATTATATACTATCAACAGGCGTTTAGTCAAGACCCTGCAGTATGTAAGAATCTACTGCCACTATGACCTTCTCACGCAGGAGCTTACCATCCTCATCGAAGAAGCTCTCCTGGATATCTATTTGCTGCTTCTTCAAGAATGCCAGGTAAGGACTCGTTGCTTCTCCATACTTGAGGATGAGGTACTGCGTTAGCTCTAAAAGGTAAGGGTCTGACCACTTCTCCATAGGATAGAAATAGGTCTCATTGCCGGTTTCGGCATACAGTGCCACGGTTCCGTCTTCCAGACGGCACAGGCCAATATCACGTGTGCGCAGCTTGGTGATTGCTTTCATGCCGTCTCCATTTCTATGGTACGTATTGCATCGAGTGCGATCTCCTGCTTGCCCAGGTCACTATCTGGGTCAACCGCCCGTACCCTATAGGCTGGCAGTACCTCATCAGTGATGTCGGCAACGAGTATGTCTCCATTATCATAGTCAGTAAAGTACCTTTGGAGGTCAGTGTAGTTGCCGAATCGGTACAGGTGGTACATTTTGGAAATGAAGATGATCTCCTCAAAGTGTACCTGTAGCTGCCTTTGCGACCAGGGCGCAATAGGATTGCGATACCAGACCTTGCCATAGTAAGCAGAGGCAAACTCTCGTAAGCTGATATATTCAGGTACAGGGCAGCACTCGGTTGGAAATGTCATCTCCTTCAGATCTGCCTTTGTGACCAGGGCCTGGGCAATGGTGGCGTCTATTGCCTCTCGAAACTTCTGAAGAGTCTCCCGGGTACGGTATGCTCCACATACGGCGCATCGTCCATCCTTCATATATGTTCTCATTAGAATGGCACCTCCATAATCGCGCAAGCCTGAATCTGAGAAACCCGAGTCATAGTAAGGGGGCCATGCTCGGGGACGAGCCTACAAAGCCAGACCTCTTCCACTGGTAGGTGGGGGCTATGGACGACCAGAGTAACCAGCTCATGAAGGCCCATATGAGCACTGATGGCATTTTCGACGCGTCTCTGGTAGTCATTGACGTCGGTCTCTAAACAAGCCAAGTTATCTGCTGCCTCCTGGAACTGTTCTTGCTTACGATGCTGCAAGAGTAGCAATCCAACCAGACCCTCCCCAGGGGGGGAACCGTCTCTATCCCCTGGGTCGTTGAAAAAGCGTTGAAAATCCATACTACCTGTCCTCCTTGACGATAACGTCACCGGCTTGTAGAGGCGGATCACCCTCACCACACCATTCGATGTCCACGTTACGGACGACCGTTATCTTATGGCAAGGCATCTCTTCCAAGGCTTTGTCGGTCCAATATAGTTCTACAATGGTCTGCCCATCAAGGAGTGGAAACTCCTGCTCCTGGAGGCCGCGATAGAACTTATTGCCCTTGGTTGGTACCTGGTCTAGACCTGAAAGTTCCAGGAGCCTGGCACTGACGTCTCGGAAGCGTGTCGTCTTCTCTTCTCCCAGGCCAGCCCTATAGGTCATATACACTCGCTTCTCGTACTTCCAGAAGTAGGCAGACCCAGACCGGACCTCCATGCTCAACAGCCCTTCGGGTGTCCCCTTCAGGGCCCTGCGAATACGTCCAGCCTTACACTGGGCCTCTTTGAGCTCCTTCAATAGTACTGTCCGTAAGGTGGTTGTTTTTTCCTTGCTCATTACTTGTCTCCTTTTGTTTCCACTAGTAAAGCCTCAAGTTCGGTTGTATACTGCTCGTGTAACTGTAGTGAGCTAGAGGATGGGGCCAGACTATTACACCCAGGACTATTCATGCTTTTGAACTGCCCATGCTCCTTTTCAGGCGCGCATCGGGACGTCATCCATAGTCGGCAATTTCCACATCTCTGCTCTGCCACGCTCTTGATCTGCTCTATTTTCTCTGCCACCTTACAGTCTAGGGCCATTGCTTTTGCGGCTTGGCTTATAGCCTCAAAGATAGCATCAGTATTCATTACTTGTCTCCTTTCATTTCTTCTAATAGTGCATCGACTACAGGCCAGGGCTTACTGATCCTGGGCCATAGATTCTTTAGTGGTGTATACTCTGAGTTGGCCGTGGTACGCAGTTCCTCTGGATTAAAAGAGCTCCAGTATCGTACAAAGGCCATTCCCTTCTCAGGGCGCACGTTGGTGATAAAGCCAAACTCGGTGCCTGGATGGGTATAACGAAGAAGCACCCCTGTCGCCAAGACATGATCGGGGAAGTAGACCACTTGAACCCCCCTTACAGGTGGTCCTCCTGGCCCATCCCACTGCGGCAGTCCAGTCTTATCCATGCTGCTGGTTCACCTTGCGTTGCCGCCGTGCCCTCTTGTTACGCCGCTTGCGCCACTCTTTGTACTTCTTGGTGCGTCTGCCCCGTTCCTTGGGGCTGGTCGCCCATCCTTGAATATGCAGCTTCATAGCTATTCCTTTCTATAGTCTAGTCAATAACTCACACATCCCTGGACCGTACCATTGGCCTGGGGAGTATACCCCCCTGTTCTGGGGTACAGGCCCCTGCACTCTTGATACGGTCCAGGAATCTATATGCTATTGCCGTTAGCATCATAAGAAGGGTACTAATACTGGGCACTCCTTTCTGACCTGGTCCTCTAGCACCTCAAGGGCCTTATACTTCTCAGGGTTAGCCCACTTGGCTATCCTACCAGTGAGGGGGTTCATAAACCCTATACACTGGAACACACCCGTATCCTTATCGTACCACGAGTGTAAGATAGAAAGCTCCTCATTGGTGAACACGTCCAGGGCCTCATAACACTCCGCTGGGATATAGGGTAATCCAGGTGGTGGCCTCTTCACGATTGACCTTCCTCTTGGTCTATAAAGGCACACCCAGGGCACCACCATTCGTCGTGGAGTCCTACTGGGACGACCAAAGGGGTTTTACATCCTTGGCAGGGCACCACATCTAGTGTTGGGTCTGCAAGGGCCCTTTTCAAGTTATTACTCTCTTTGACTTGGGATGGTCCCTTCATTTCTTTCCCCCAAGGAGGACTATCAAGATGGGGACCAGTATTACTGCTGCAAATAAGATTATCGTCGCAAGGGGACTCATTTTTGCTCCTTCTTTTGGTCTGCAAGATTGCTTTGGGCTGGCGAGATTAGGCCCACAGTGACGAATATGCCCATAAGGACGCACTCTAGCTCGTAGGGCAAGTCCTCCTTGAGAATGATGAGCATGATAAACAGTTGTACCCACGCGGTAATGGCAAGAGTAATCATAAGACAAGGGCCTCTGGCAGAGGAATGCTGTTGTCCTCTAGTATCTGGATCAGATCAGTAAGGAAGGGACTGTCCGTATCCACTTCTCTTTCCTTTGCCCATCCTTCATCCTTGGGCTGTTCCCTGGTGGCTGGGTAGCAATAGTATCCCTCCAGGAAGGTGATCCCCAAGTAAAAGAGACCCTCACCAAAGCTCAGGACATAGTCATATGCTACTTCTTCAGGGCCAGGGGGTAGGGTAGGGGAGTGCTCTCCCACAATAACCATTCCCTCTATGAGCTGGTCTGCTAGTGCTGCCAATTGTTGTTTATTCATTCTCTATTCCTGTCTATACATGAGGGGCAATATCCTTTACCACCCCGGCTTTGCCATCCCCTTGGGAGGCCAGTAGTAACCGTCCCGAACCCACATAGGACGCACTCGATGGTATGAGTGGCCAGTGCTCCATCTTCTCCAGCTCCATATCTCTCAGCAAAAGAAGGGGCCTCTTCAGGCAAGGTTAGCACCTCTGGCTCCCAGATGACCCAAGCACCCTTGCCAGAGTAGAAAGCAGGGGAATAAGTAATGCTATAGGTGTGGCCCTTATGGATTACCAGGAACGGGTCACCAGTACCACGCAACCGATCAGGTGCATATCGCTCTACCAGGTCGTGAATCTCTCCAAGTGGTAGTTGCTTATATAGCATATTTGCCCTTTTGCTGGACCTTGTAGATATAGGTGATGATGGGGTTGTAGAACCAAGCTAACCAAAACATGTTATAACCTCTCTTCTATGACTTGCATGATCCGTGGGAGCGGCTGCCCCAGTTGCTTGGCTGCCTCTTCTGGCTCCAATCCCTCTTCAAATAGCAAGTGGGTGAGGGGGCCAACTAGAGCATCCAAGCTATCTGCGTCCCGTGGCCGGCGTAGTGGGATGGAATGAGCCCTCAATACCGTATAGAGGGTGTTGGGGCAGCGAACTGAGGCAGCAGCCATAATCTCTGCTATGGACGCACCTTGTCGGTATTTAGTAACCACTATCCTGTCGCGTACTTCTTTAGGGATCAAGTTCTCATCCTTTCTGATGGGGATAGGTATCTCCTTCCCCTGGTTATAATTATAACCCATAACGAACGATAAGTCAAGACTGGGCAGGCGGACCGAGTTAGATTGAAGGGGGGCGGCCAGCGGGGTTTGGAGGATTAAGTTCTAGGTACCAGGAGTGGGTCCTCCCTGCACAGGGGCTAGAGGGGAGTGCGTGTCTTGGAGGGTGAAGGGGTGGGGGGTGCCTGGGAGGGTCCTAGAGGGGTGCCCTGGGGGGCCTCTAGAGGGCCCTGGGGAGGTCCTAGAGGGGGGCCTTTTGGAGGGGCCAGAGGGGTGGAGAAGCCTGCGGGGATTATAATTATAGGGGGGCAATCGTCTCGTTTCAAGTCTTATAATTATACTTTATAGTCGGAATTAACGTATGTCTTTGATTAAGGAGGCAGGTTAAAGAGGGTCCAGAAGAGTTAAAGAGTACTATAATAATAATATATATTAAATAATTATATATCTATATTTTTATAGGTAAGTACGAGAAGATGAAGAAGTAAAAACGTAATTACCTAAAGCCTCTAGTAGACGGTATTACCCCGAGACCCAAAGATCATATTTTGTATATCTTATAGACTACAGGTGCTTCTTGGGGAGGGGGGGGGAAACGAAAAAGCCCTTTATCCCCCCAAGGAGTTGAAAGGGATAAAGGGCAGAATATACCTACGGTGGAACCTAGGCAGTTAGGAGCTACCTTTGATGATGGCAGCTACGATAGGTGGCGCGTCTTGGGATGGCAGGTAGCCGATGAGGTGATGATAGGTGGACTTTGCGATAGCAACTCGCTCCATGCACTGGAGTTCATAGACCTCCTCCTCAAGGGCCTGCTCTTCTGGCGTATCGGGCCAGGGGCGGTCTTCTTCAACGGCAGCGTGGACCTTCTTGAGGTAGTCAAGGTAGGTAGCCTTCTTGGCAGCGTCTGGATGGGTCTTGAGACGGTCAAAAGCCCCAAGGTCTGCCCCTGGAGCAGTTGCGAGTGCTGCTATGACCTCTTCTTTATGGCATTCTAATGCCGCAGCCAGGTCTGGTGTTATTGTTGTTGTCTGGGTCATTCTTTCTTTCCTTTCAGGTGCTAGGTTAGGTTAGGTGGTTAGGTTAGGTGGTTAGGTAGTTAGGTAGTTAGGTAGTTAGGTGGTTAGGTTAGGTGATAAGGGACATACCCTTTATCCCCCAGCCAGCGTGTACGGACCAGGGAATAAAGGGCTAGTCAGGCTCAGAAGGAGGCCCTATGGTGCATCAGAGTAGCTCTCTCTGCTACCTGACTATCAAAGGGCACTACTCTGAGGCGTCTAGAAAGTCCAATTCGATGGCGCTAGAGTCGCTGATTTCCAATGGATCAATGGCGCTGGTGCTGCTCCCTGGCTTTTTCGCCTTTTTCTTGTAGGCAGGCTCAAAGCTGAAGTTCTCTGCTGTGAGGGCGGCGGGCTCGATGCCGATGGCAGTGGCGATGGCCTGGCGGATGACGACCTCAAGGGCTGCTGGTTCGATGACACTGGAGTCAAAGCGGAGAAGATACCGGCGCAAGCCGCTGCGAGTCGTCTGGCGTGTCTGGTAGCTCTCGACGGTCGTGGGGTTGATCGCCCACACCTGGTAGCTGCCCATGTCAATCTTGACGGCGCCCTTCTCCACGTTGCCCGTGTTCGGGTTGACGATGTCTTCGTGTTGGAACTTTTTCTGGACCAGTTGGCGAACGTACTGCGCATGGGCAATGCCCATCGTTGGGGCTGCAGTGGCGATTCGATACCAACCAGCGTACTGGGATGGGAATTCTTTCCTTGGCATGTTCTTATTGCTTCTTTCTAGGGCTCATAGGCCCTGGGGTACTTGGTGGAACTTTAGGTGGTTCGTAAGTTAGGTGATGGGGTAGGAGCGGCGGTCAGGGTATACCCCTAAACGGCGCACCTTCCCCCCTAGATTAAGTATACCCTATAGGTAGGCACGGGGTCCAGACCCTGCAGTATGGCCTATTTAGATTGGAGGTGCCAGAGGGCGTCTCGGAGTTTCCTAATGGCAGCAAGGTCTGCCTTATAGCTGAGGCAGTTGGTGGACGATGTGGAGATGGAGAGAGACCGTTCCAGGTAGTAATACTGGCAGTTCAATGCCCTATGAATGGAAGCAATCTCCTCCTTGGTTAGGCTAGGTGCTGGGGGAGTAGGGTAGGGGGGCAGGGCAGGGGTATGGTGGTGTGGAAAGGTGGGGTGGCGAGTCCTCCCAGGCAAGGGGTGATCCTCTTTCGTGAGGAGGGCATCCATTGGCTCAATAACCCGACCATCTTCAACATAGTAGAATGCATCGTCGCCTGAGTAGGCTGAGGCAGTTCGTGCCTTTGCCTCTTGAGCGGTGTCTGCCTCTACAGCTATATAACGTATTCCATCAGCAAATACTGCGCATACTTGATACAGGTGCATTTTATTTATCCTTTACTGTCTAGTCGCTCGTGTCGGGTTATAAGCCCAGCATCAGCGATAAATTTGAACATATCTTGTTTTTCGATAGCCTTGGCAAGGGTAGGGTGCCCACGTCCCCTGGCGTCGTCAGCCGCTGCTTGCCTATAGGCATTCAGCCGTCTGGTGCTGGTGATAAGGGTTAAGAAGCGTCCCCTGGGGTATAGTTTCCAGGAGATGCCATTCTTATCCTTATAGATGAAGTAGGTTCTCATCAGTAGTCCCCATAGACTATATAGGTCACTGGCTTGCCGTAGCTAGGAATGCCCAGTATTGCCCCTGGCAGCCTGCGAATCCTACCCTCTAGGCACCCACGAGACGTTCCTGAGTCCCAGAGGTTAGCATAGTGAGGGAAGAAGGAGACGAGCATATTGTCGATGTGGGCCTTTCCTCTAGTGACGTGGTCGGCCCACTTGGGGGCAGGCTGCCTCCGGCAGGTTATATAGAGGGCCGAGAGGGCACCCCAGGTAGCGGCTTGGGAGCATGCCCCTTCGCGATAGGCTGTGAGGGCATCGGTGATAGCTTGCTTATGGGGTCCTTGGACTTGCTCGGTATAGAACTGCATTTGGTTTTCCTTTCTGGGGTTACCAGTTGGTGAAAGAGTTGACTGGTCAGTGGCCTTGGTGGCTAGTAGGGTAGGGTAGGGGGGTGGTGACTGCCCCTACCCCTGATACCTACTTCTTCTTTGGTAATGGCCGTACTGGGTTTGGTGATACCGGTGGTCTGGTAGTGGTTATGGGGTATGGTGGGATAGCAGGGCTGTTCTTTACTGGGTACAGTGGCTGTGATGGCGTCTTTGGATTGACTGGTGGTGGAAGAGGCAGAGGCCCTGGCCCTGTCTTTTTCTTTGTCATAGGTGTCTCCTTTCTAGTGAGTTGGTTGGTTGGTTGGTTGGTTGGTTGATGAGTAGGGTACGTTAGTGGCAGCTATAGACCTGATCAGGGTACATATTATCCCTGTAATAGGTAAAGTCCTCATCGACCAGGTCCGTATGCAGGGTACCATCTTCGTTAATAAAATACTCCCACTGGACCTCTGGACCTCTGCCAGCATCAACGTACTCCACGGCTGTGACGTACTTCTCTATAACGCGATAGTATCGGGGATAGGTGCCGTATAGATGAGTTAGCATCATATCCTTGAAGGATACCTCTGGCTTGGCGACGTCGATGGTTATAGTAACGGTGTCGTCATTGCCCACGTATGGCTGGAAGACTTCTATCATCTTCTGGAGGGCATCAGCCTCTTTCGCGTATCGCTCCTGATAAGATAGCGTGACTACTCCCTGGGCTATCCTAGTGGCTATGACCTGCTCACGATAGATGACGTTGCGAATGGTTCGGATATCCTCTGGGGTTAATTCTATGGCCGTCATTAGTCTGTTCCTCTCTGCCCCTGGTAGGGGCTGGTAAGTAGTCTGATAGGGTAAACTTTGAGAAAATTCCCCCCTAGGTTAAGTATACCCCAGAACTAGTGGTAAGTCAAGAAGCTGTAGTATGGCCAATCTAGATTGGGGTGGGAGAACTGGGTCAGGCTGAAGATGGTACCCCTGGGTCAGGCTGAAGAGGCAGGGTAGGGGGGTGGGCCCAGGGGTAGGGGGCTACCTTGGCGGCTTCAGGTCGAATAGCTTATAGACCTCAGATAGGGACGTGCGCCTGTGGGACTTTAGGAGCTTATAGATAATGGCCTGGCGGGCTTGGAGCATCTGCCTTACAGCCTTGTGACGGTGCTTGAGCCTGTTACGTTCTAGCCGATAGGTGATAATGGCCAGGCGATAGCGACGCATAGGGGCCAAGAGGGCCCAGGGGTGGGGTGAATGGATGACTGCGGATACCCTGGTATACCTCTTTAGCAGCCGTTGACGATGAGGGTCGGTGGAGGCAGATTCTCTTTCCAGGTCTTGCGCTTCCTGGAGTCTGTAGAGTGTTTTGAGTTGCTTGTCCAAAGTTATGTCCTTCCTGTTAGGTGTTTAGTGGAAAAGTGCGCCTGCACATGCAGTATTGATGAGTAGTGTTGATACTACAGGGCGGGGGGGCGGGTCTGTACCCCCATGATATTCTACGTTCACTGACCATACAGTCTTCGTAGAATATCGTGAGGGTACCACCCCTGGGTGCCTATTTGATCTCGGCACCGTCGAACCACTTCTGAGCAGCTGCAAGGAGGCAATAGTCGTCCATATAGGGGGTACGCTCTATCTGGTACTTCAGCCAATATTGGTATCCCCTACCATCGCTGGTTTCCCTGAAACGGATGTATCTGGCCGCTTCTTTAGTCCCAAACTGCCGGACCAAGGCTGCCTTACATTGGTTGATCACTGCTTGCCTGTTAGGGCTGAGATTCTTGAGGATGGTATACCGCTTGGCCCTAGGCTTGGGGGGGTCATCCGTGGGGATAGTACGGTTGAATAGTTCCTCAACCTTTGCTATGTCCATATCAAACGATTGGTCGGTTACTTTTATCCTGGTCACTTTATGTTCCTTTCCGTGCGCCTACACGCACTCTAGTAGGGGGCTGTGCTAGGCAGTTAACCCCTGGATTGCTGCTGTATGGGTGGTAGCGTCTACCAATACCGCTGCTATGGCCTCTAATTGGGATGCCGTATAGCACCCTTCATCCTGGGCAGTCTTAAAAGCATCTGCCAGGGCACCGGGGTTAATACTATCGTAGCATCGGATGTCTGCCCTTATATACCACCAGTATTTCTTATCCCCTTTAGAGTATACCCCTGGTACCTCTTGGGGGGTAGGGGGGGTAGCGTCTTTCTCTGTCAGGATACTGAGTTCGGCAATCTCTGTAATCTCGTACTCTTGGTGGCCCCTATAGGCTTTATCTACCTGCCCCTGGGCATCGCACCAGTCATATGCCCTTACGTGAAAGGTACGGTCTGCCCCATTAACTATCACGCTTACACTATAGTCTTTCATCTTACTGTCCTCTCTTGCCCCTGTAGGGCTGCTAACTAAATTATAACCTTATACCTATAGTATAACCTAACAGAGGGACAAAAGTCAAGACACGGCAGTATACCAAACTCGGATTGGGGAGGCAGCGTATCATAGAGTATCATGGGTAGTAGGGGTAAGGGGTCAAGGGCAGCAGAGGCAAGGATGCGATGGTAACGTTAACGTTAATGTTACCACAGGAAAAAAATATTTTTTCTGGCGTGGCCACGGTTAACGTTATAATATGGTCAGTGATGACCACTCCCCTGATCACTATAAGAAGAGTAGGGGAGTGGTCATCATAGAGTATCACGGGGGGACTACAGGGTATCATAAAGTATCATGGCCAGAAGTGATCATAGGGGGACTACAGGGTATCATAGAGTATCATGGGCAGGTGGTATCATAGAGTATCATGGGCAAGGGAGACGCTCCTGCTGCGGTATTTCGCGTAGCCATTTCGCGTAGTGGGTGTGGGGGTTAGTGTCCATCCAACACTAACTGGGTTGCAGGGGGTGTTCATCGTATGCCGGGGAAAAAATACCGGCAAGCTCCGGTATGGTACTATTCGGTTGTTTATGGTATTGTCTATCGTCTTTTCCTTTTCTGCTTCATCTTCTCTAGGCCCAACTTAAATACGTGGGCAAAGAAGAGGGCTAATACTAGTAAGATAACGGAAGGGATATTAACGTTCACGTCCATTCCGAATGCTGCTATGGCTACTCTTATTGCGCTCGTCATTAGTCCTATAGTTATCGCGAAGGTCATCGAAATATCCTCTCTGCCTGCCTCTTGAGGGCGGCCGCTATACGTTGCCTGGTCTCGTCTTCTTTTTGTAGGATACGCATCGTCTTTAGCCGTATCTTTAAGGTGGCTACTCGGTTCGCTTTTTTTAGCATTATCATCGTTCGTTTCCTCTCTATAGTCGTTAAATCGGTTAGTCTTTCACCCCCTAAAGGGCGGCCCCTAGCTATCGTTAGGGGTATCGCCCGTTTAGAGGGATATTCGGTTTAAGGTCGTTCTATAGGGGTTACTTTTTTTTCTTATAGCTGATCTCTAAGGTATACTCGATTCCCGTAGCGTCTAGAGCGTCCCGAATAGCGGCTTCATCCGTACTATTCGCCCGTAAGAGATACCGTCTCAGTCCGCTCCTCCGCGCTTTATTAGCCGTATAGTAGGCTATGCTAGCGGGGTCGATAAACCATTTCGTATAGCCCTTTAACTGGACTTTCACCCCTTCAATCCGGCCGGCGTGAAGTAACTGCCTTACATAAAGGTCGTGGGCTACCCCGAGCAGGGGGCGGGAGTCTTTGATTCCGTTGAAGGTAGCGAATCGTTCGGCAGTGAGGTTAGCGAATGGGTCGTCATCACTGGCCCTATCGTTCCGAATCGACTTCTCGATAATCGTCACCGTCGTCTTTTTCGTTGAGGTCGTCATCTTACTTACTCTTTTCTAGAGGGCCTAGCCCTCTTAGCTATTTTAGAGGGAGTTTCTTGCTTCCCTCTCTCGTTTATTTACTCTCTTACCTAGATATAGTATACTCGATTTTCGCGAAAAAGTAAAGGGGTAAAAGAGACGAGTCTACCCCCTCTTGATATTTTACGTAATGCCATGATAGAACCCTAGGGCTCACTTCACCCACAACAATACCAGAGGTACCTAGTATGGAAACATAACTAACTGCTCCGACTGCAGGGTCTGGACTAACACATACTGAATATGGTATACTTAAAGGAAAGAAACCAGAACCGCCAGAAGAGGGGGCCCATAACTATGTTAGACCTAAACGAGATTTGCCAACCAGGAGAGCGTATAACCATAGTCACGAGAGAAGCCGTCATTGTAGGGATTGTCCCAGAGCTCTATGGTCCCCACGAGGGCGCAGAGCGTTGGGCTGCCCAGCCCCTTGACCCCATCATCCACCGGGAGCGCCTGCACTTACGCGCACACAGTTTCGGGGGCTGTGCATCGGGGGTGGGGATAGAGGTACAGTTGGTGAGGCTTCGTGGCCAGGACTAGTAAGCCCCAATGGAACGACCCCGTGGTGGAGGAGCCAGAGCCAGAGGTTCTGGTCATTGAGGGTCAGCTCGTGGCCGCCACCCCTACAGGTGGTCCCATTACCTACCAAGTAGGACTAGACCTGTGGGAGCGCCAGCCAGAAGAGAGTGACAAGGACTGGGCCTACTTCCAACACTACAGGGATATGCCGGCGTTCGACAGGACCATCAAGAACGTCTACCTGCACTTCTTTCCAGAGCCGGCGATTGCGAGTGTTACTGGGGAGCCAGTGATGCACTGGCTTTATAACATCGCACAGCGATTCGGATGGAAAGACCGGGTTATAGAGCACGATAGGTACCAGGATGAGTTCTTCAGGGGCGCACTCTTGGCGGAGCGGGTTAAGGCCCGCAGAGAGACTGCGATACTGGGCACCGACATGCGACGCAAGGCAGCCACTGCTTTGAAGTACGTCCAGACTACCTTGACTGTTGAGCGCGTGGACCCAACTACTGGGGAAACCACTGCAGAGACCAAGACCGTACTCACCATTAAGGAGATACTAGACCTGGCCAAGGTGGGGGCGGACTTGGAGCAGACGGCATTGGATATGAAGGGGGAGGCCGTTGTGGCCCAACAGCTACACGTGCATATCAGGGACGACGATAACCAGTTACTAGAGGCTGCCAGGGAACTCCTGCGGGCCAGGGGCATGCTGAACGTGACTCCTACCAAGGGGGGTAGTGAATGAAGGCCGCAGAACGTGCGAAGCTGATCACCCTCCTGGAGCAGGACCCAGTATGGTGGCTAGAGCGTAATTTCTGGATTCCAGACGTCCGTGACCCTAGGACTGGGGAGGAACTGGGCCCAGGGCCTATTATACTCCATCCGGTGCAGAAGAAGATACTCCGGGCAGTCCTTATTAAGGGCATGGATGGAAGGTTTCCTTACTCTACCATGCTCTATAGCACTATCAAGAAGTCTGGCAAGACTCGTATAGCTGCTGGGGTGGCTGCATGGTACGCAGCGACGCAGGGCAAGTATAACGAAGTATACTGCATGGCTAATGATGGGAAGCAGAGCACTGACCGTATCCTATCTGCCATTAAGCAGTGCGTGGCTCTTAACCAGGATATGCATTGGAAGGTTACAAACACCAAGATTACCTTACCATCTGGTACCTACATAGAGGCCATACCATGTGATCCCAAGGGGTCCGCTGGGGCCAATCCAGGCTTTACGGTATGGTCAGAGATGTGGGGATATGCTCATCAGCACAAGGAACGTTTGTGGACTGAGATGACTATACCTCCAACCAGGTGGGGTAAGGCCATGCGGTGGGTAGAATCCTATGCAGGGTATACTGGGGAGAGCAACGTACTTTACACGCTCTATGAATTGGGGGTAAAGTATGGGCGTAGGCATCCAATGTTCCAAGGAGCAGGTGCACTTCCTTGCTATGTCAATGACCCCGCCTCCCAGTTTTGCTATTGGGATGATGGAGACGCGGCACGGAGAATGCCTTGGCAGACGGATGATTACTATGCCCAGGAACGGGCCCAGTTAATAGCCAGGGAGTTTGATAGAATCCATCGGAACTATTGGATAGACTCCATAGACAAAGCTATCGACATTGCCTGGTGGGACGCTTGTCGTGGGAAGATACCTGAGTTAGATGCCCACACCCCCGTGGTAATGGCAGCCGATGCGTCGGTGTCTCAGGACTCCACCGCGGCGGTATTGATATCCAGGCATACCGACCCAGACCTCGCCCTCAAGCAGACTATGGTACGCAAGTCCAAAGCTTGGTATCCTGCTCCAGGAGAAAAGATTAACTTAACCAACACGCTAGAGAAGTGCCTGCGTGAATGGGTGGATAAGTATAATGTAGTCTGCATAGTATATGATAAGTATCAGCTGCACAAGTTGATGACCGATATCCGTATGGAGGGCATAGTACGGGTACGAGAGTTTGGGCAGCAGTCCGACCGAGCTATAGCAGACAAGCAGCTGTTCGATATGATCCTGACTGTAATGATAACCCACGATGGGAACCAGGAGCTACGAACGCATGTAGACAACGCTGCTTCTAAGACCATTGGGGAGAAGTTCCGATTTGTAAAGGCAAGCGACCAGCTGGATCAGCAGGGGCGCACTGCCAAGCCTATTGACCTTATTATCGGCGTATCTATGGGGAATCACGAATGTCTAAGACTGAATTTGGGGTAACAGTACAAAGCCCTGGCGTCCAAGGGACTAGTCTATTCCAGGGTGCCGCTGAAGAGGTCAGTAGTAGCGTCTTCAACTGGACCATAGTTGGGGACTATGAGCATATACCTCCCTATGGTTCTGCTGGTAGGGATAGTTACCTGGTAAAGCACCTCACCAAGTATGGGAATGATCTACTGGCGGGGGCCGTATCCAACTTGCAGTCCAAGATAGTAACCACCCATTGGTTCGTGGAGGGGCCGGTTGCCCTGGCCCAGGCTACAAGGGATATGCTACTGTACCGAAGTGATTTTGGCTTGGGATGGGAGTCTATGGTCGCTCCTTGGATACATGGCTATCTATGTCGGGATGGGGGTGGCGTCCTGGAGAACTTCAGGACCAGCCGTGACGACCATGAGGGACCCTCTATGGGATTTGCCCATCTTGACGAGGACAAGCTACGGCACACTGGGAATCCTATGTGGCCCTTTATCTACCAAGCAAGGGATGGCACGATTAAGATGCACCGCTCCCACGTGTCCCCTATCATAGATATGAGGGATGGCCGTGATCGTATGTTGGGTAGGGGATACTGCGGCTTGAGTAGAACCTTGGCCACCTCCCACCTACTCATGGACATAGTCACCTACAAGCGAGAGATGCTTAGTAGTATGCCTCCTGCTGGGATACTCTTTATCAATAACATGACCGATAAGCAGTGGAAGGACTTGAACGACAAGTACGATACCAGGCAACATGACTCTGGCAATAAGGTATGGCGGGATGTTATGGTGGCCTGCGGAATTGACCCTGCATACCCTGTATCGGCTGAAATGTTCCAAATGAGGCAGCTTTGGGAGTCCTTTGACGAGCGCACCCAGATGGAGATGGCTATCTACTCCTTCGCTCTGGGATTCAGGGTAGACCCCAGAGAGTACTGGCCAGTTAGTTCGGGTAGCCTAGGGACAGCAACGGAGGCAGAAATCCAGCACCGCAAGGCTAGGGCCAAGGGTGAGGGAGCCATTTTTAGTGCCGTGGAGCGAGTATTCAATGGCCCCTATGGGATTGGCCCCATACTCCGGTTCCGTTTCGACTTCAGAGACGACGACGAGGATCAGCAGGCTGCAGAGATAGCCAAGCTGAAGATTGATAATATCCGCAAGATGTGGGAAGCATCCCCCAACGCCTATTACCACCAGTTGAAGGAAGGGCCAGAGGGGACCCCAGAGGACGGCAACGACGATGTGGATGTTGGGGAAGAAGAGGAGCAGGAGCCAGGGCCCACGAAGCAGGCTCCTGCAATAGGAGGGGATGTCAGCGACGTTGTGGGTATCGGGGGTATGATCTCTACAGAGGAAGCCAGGAACCTATTGGTGGACTGGAACATTGTCGAACCCCATATCCTGGGCCAGCAAACCGAAGAGGGCAGGATCTATGATGTTAAGGCCATGATCAAGACGCATGGTCCTTGGGTTCGTGCCTACTCAGACGGTCGTACAACCGCTACACGCACGCATTAAAGGGGCGCTGTGCAATGGGCGGAGTAGTTTATTTTAGGGCCTTCAGGACCAGGGGCGTGTATGCTAACATGCCAGCCTTCCGGAGGGTAGTTGGAGAGGGAATGGTGAAGACCGTATTCCCCAAGATGCAAAAACGCTTACTTGCCAAGATCACCCATTGGAAGGTAGAAGTCAAGTTCTTAATGACCAAGCTCATTAACGAGGAGGGTGTCTCTGTCAAGGCCTTTCCATCGGGTGTAGGGGCCAAGTATTGGAAGTGGGCAACCAGGGGCACGAAAGGGCATACAATAAAGGTTAAGAAAAAGCATACACAAAAGTTGCACCGGTTTAAGAGGTATAAGCCTGCATTGGGTATACCTCCAAAGGGAGCAAGGGTGAGGTCGGCCCTACGAGCGGCTGGGATTGCATTTCGATACCAACTCTTTGTCCCGGCAAGGCCAGGCAAGTTCTTTGAGAAGCAGGTGGCCAAGGAGTATAATCCAGAGTTCCGCAGGGACATGGAGAATATAATCAGAAGGGCAGTTCGTGCCGCCCAAAAAGAGGGCACTTAATGCCCCATGTAAGGAGAGTATCATGACTGCACAGAAAGACTGGTCCTTGTACCAGCGGGGAGAGGTAATACGGATGGCTTGGTGGGAGAGTGGGTATGGTAATGAGACGCCCTATCCCTACATCCATGAGATCTTCGACAAATATGTCATCATCAAGGTCAAGGGCAAGTTCGCCAAGGTCAAGTACTCCTTCAACGATGGGGACCCAGAGTTCGCCAAGCCTGCAGATTGGAAGCAGGTTGAGGTGGAGTACAAGAGCGGCTTGGTGGTGGCCCGTCGCGTGGCTCGTAATCCCATCAAGTTCGTAGAGGGCAGTGATCTGGAGTACGAATGCCATACAGTCCTCTTTGGTGGTCGGAACAAGAGGGACTTGGAGGGTACGTACTTTGACGCCGACACCAAGTTCCATTTGGACTGGCATGTCCAATGGCCGTGGATGTATCATCATGGCATGAATAAGCATATCCAGTTGGATAACGTGGGTATGTGGAAGTCCGCAAATATAGACGATGCAGGAGTGTTTATGCGGGGGGAACTGGACTCCAGGCATCGTTATTTGGAGCAAGTACAGGAACTGCTGGATGATGGAGGCTTGTTTCCTTCCAGTGGTACCTTCAGTTATATGATGAGTGTAGCAGATGATGGGCACATCCTCGAATGGCCTATTGGGGAGGTGTCTTCAACGGTGGCCCCCGCAGAGTTCCGCATGAACCCTATCAGCCAAAGGGCCGCTAAAGCATTGGAAACCTTAGGAGGTATGCAGTGACAAAGAAGCGTTTGATTGACCGCATCCCTTGGTTTCGTTCTGCTGAAGCTGATGCCGATGCCGCGACAGAGAAGACGGCGGCAGAGGAAGACGGCCAGCAGGATGGGGATCAGGAACCCGCAGGGGATTCTGAAGAGACCATTACCGTGGAACAGTTGGTGGAGCGGGTACGTACTGCCGTTCTGGAAGAGGTAAGGGCGCAAATCGAGCCTATGGTGGAGATTATCCGAGAGATGGATGGCTTCATTCGCACGCACGATGAGACCCTTGCACATCTAGTCCAAGATGACGCAGCCAAGGTCAAGGACTTGATGGAAGGGGGCAGGAATTTCTCGGACTTGTACATCCGCAGCAAGGATAGCAAGGCCGCAACGGCAAAAGATGCAGACGACGCAGGGCAGCCTGGGAAGCCTGGGCAGGTACGCCAGCTTGGGCAGGGCGAATCGCCATCGAGCGTCATCTTTGGCCATGGCAAGAGTGGGTAGGAGGATAACCCATGAATATTAAGGTTCGTTCTGATGGCGTCTTGGTCATGGACCAAGGTAACGCCATGCGCGCAGCGGGCACTCCCCTAGACACGCCACCGATCTATGGTCATGGTGGGCTATTTGGGATGGCCGGCATCGACCCCGTGGTGGTTAACGCCATGGTGGGTCCTATTGGATTGGAAAAGGAACTGTCCTACTTTGGTAGCGATGTACAAACGCCGCACTACGACAGCCTGATGTACATCGGCTCCAGTGGTTATGAGCAGGCCACCCTGTGTGGTACCTGTGGCAAGCCGTCCTTCAAGGAGGCAGTGCAGAGCGCCTGCTTCGGGCGTCTGTGCCAGCAAACCAACGAGCACGCGGTGGATATGATAGGTCTGAGGGCTACCTTCGCTCACAAGCGAGTGGCGCTCTTCAACCCCGTCACCGATGCCGCTGGCAATACCATCATCGCCAAGGGAGCAGAGATCAAGGACAAGTTCCTGTTGGAAGTCGCTGGGATGGGCTACGGACTGCGTAACCGCGTGTCTACGGAGTTGTGGACGGGAAACCCCGCCAATAACTTGGGAGGGCACTGGGAAGCTCCTGGGCTCTTGCTCATCATCAACACCGGCAAGACCGACGCCGCCTCTGGCCTGGCCGCCCCTGGCTTGGATAGCTATGTGGATAGCTATGGAAACGCCATCATCGGCGCTGTGGGCAGCCCCAGCATCGTTGCACGTATGGCAGCCATGGTGCGCAGTGTCAAGTTCCGTGCCCAGTCGGCCAATATGAACGTGGCGTCCATCGACGACATGTTCGTTATCCACCCCCGTCACTGGGACTGCATCGCTGATGCCTGGGCCTGTGAGTATGGCCTCAAGTGCCAGAATACCACAGTGAGTGCCGAGACTCGAAACGATTCCATGGCTCTGGCCAAGATTCGCGACGATATTCTCAGCACCATGTCCCTGCCCATCGACGGCCACCGCATCCCGGTGGTTCTGGACTCCCAGTTGCCAAGCACGCCAGTGCCTTTCGGCAACGTCACCGCCTGGCGTGGTAGCGTCATCTATATCGTGCGGTCCATTGAGGGCCAGACTATTCTCTGGGGAGAATATCAGGACTTCAACAAGACCTTTGGCGCCAGTATGGCCTGGCTCAAGCAGATGGTGGGTAACGTCCCTCTGACCATCACCGATGGTGGCCGCTTTATCGTGGCTGGGGACTTCCACAATGGCTTGTGCTTCGACGCCCGTGTCATCACCAAGACGCGGTATATCTCCATCATGCCATGGCTGCTAGGTCGCCTGGATGATGTGGGTTGCGTCCCGCTGGGCACGTACCCCGACGTCACGGGTAGCGGCGGCATCTATGACAACATGGGTGGCACGCAATTCAAGCCGTACCTGGGGATCTATGGGGACTGCGGCAACCTGGATGAGGTTGAGCAAATCTAGTTGGATTGGTTTTTATGGGGCCGGGGCGGTAACCCCCCACCGCTCTGGCTCCTTTGGGGGACTCATGAAGACCGTAATCTACATACACATACCGAAATGCGCTGGGTCTACGGCTTTGGGTATCTTACATCCTCTATTTAAAGATGGAGAGATATACCGCCAAAGGGGCAATGTCATACAAGACAAGCAAACCCTGGCAAAGATGTCCGACAGTGCCAAGGCCCAACTCAAATTGGTATGTGGACATATGTGCTATGGCTGGCATGAAGTCTTAACGGACGGCCAGCCATATACATATGTAACGGTACTGCGTGACCCCGCTGACCGGGTAATATCCTTCTGCAGATACGTAGAACGGTTCAAGTGGCATACTATGCATCCATTCGTGCATGCAGTAGGTTGCGACTGGGGGAAATTCCTATCCTCTGGGAAGTGCAGGGCCATTAACAATGGTATGGTCCGCATCCTATGTGGAGATGACGAACTGATGCAGACCCACCCAGATGGGGATATGAGGATTCCCTTTGGGGAGATAACCCGGGAACATCTGGACAAGGCCAAGGCCAACCTGGAGACCTTTGGCTTGGTGGGTATCTCTGAAGAGCTAGATGCCTTCTTTCACTTGATGAGGGCCAGGTTTGGATGGAAGATACCCTTGATCTATAAGAACCGAAATAGCCAGGGCAGGCTACGTAAGGAGTACTATTCCATAGAATTGAACAAAGTTATTGAAGAGTACAACCAATTGGATAGGGAACTATACAATTGGATACTAGAAAAGAGGGGGTACAAAAAGGACGATGCACTTACACCTAGGCAGTGGACGTAAAAGAATACCTGGATACACCAATGTAGACGCGAACGAGGAGTGGGGTCCAGACATAGTAGCTACCGTGGATAACCTGTCCAGCTTGGAAGACAATACCGCTGATGCCATCTACGCTTGCCATGTCCTGGAACACACGCATCGGGGGGCTGTGCAAGGGGTGCTAGAAGAGTGGCACAGGGTCTTGAAGCCTGGAGGGGAACTGCGTGTGGCGGTTCCTGACTTTGAGGCCATGGTTCTCTTGTATGTGGACCAAGGAGTGCACCTAGAACGTCTATGGGGCCTCTTTTACGGTGGTGGCAGGACAACGTGGGACCGTCATCAGGTTATCTTTGACTACGAGACTTTATGCGCCTATCTACAAAGGGCAGGGTTCCATAGTATGGGTAAGTACGATGCAGAGGCTTGGCTGGATAGCGCTATTGATCAGGCACATCGTGCAGACTATATTGATTTCGGCACGGCGGTGGTCAATGGCCAGTTGATCTCTCTTAACATATTGGCGGTGGCAAAATGAGTTTATCCCTAGTTAGTGGTACGTATAACCGATTGGACCTGTTAAAGCGGATGATCCGTAGTGCCCGCAAGTCCGTAGGAAATGTGCCCTATACCTTTATTATAGTCGATGGGGGCTCAGGGGACGGCACGCAAGACTGGTTGAGGAC